TCATCTCTTTCCTCATTCAAAATGAGCTCTTCTGCAACTTGAGCCTCATTAACCCTCGGAACTCTGTCCAAACGCTCCTGTGTAACCCAATCATCAAAAGCTTCAGGGTTGAAAAAATTCTCCACGTCTTCTTCTTCTTCGTCGTCACCACCCAATTTCTGCCAAATTCCACCATAGCCTTGTCCATTTCTGGACGCAGCCCAAAACCTGAACCACGGGGCCTGCCTGTTCTCAAGCTGCACTGGAATATCAATGCCTGCACACTCATAATAAGCTGAATAAGTATCAAAATCCTTCAGCCTCAAATTCGTGACAGCATCCGATTCGAGTCTTCCTCTCTTCGCATCATCCGCGCAAGAACACACAGTCAAAGGTCGATAACAAGGAGCTTCAACATTTCCGTCCCTGTTAAATGGAATAAAACAAATGGGCGTCTTTACTGGCACATCCCTCGCATGGTGTGCATTAGCCTTTTCTTGAACGAAGGCTAGAAATTCAGATCTTGTGCCTAACACCACCGGAACACCATCAATCGTCAAAGGTGCTTGATTGAACGACTTTGTATTTGGATCGTAAACAGCAGTCAGCAAGTGAAAATTAAACATGTGTTCAAAATACATCTCCTTGTCATCAATGGCATCAACGTCAATCACAAACCTGTAATTAACACCATTCAATTGAAACGGCTGTTTAGGCTCAACCCAAACATTCACAGCGGCACGTCTCCAATATGCTCCAGGGTATGCGGCAAAAGCCTCTGCTCCCCAAGTCTGCAGATTTGAAGTTAAAACAACACCCTTCAATCTGTACGGGTATTTTCCTTTGTCTTGAGCTTCTGCTTGATCTGACTGCGCTGCGATAGGCTGAATGCAATCCAACACTTTTCTAAATGGATCCTCAGAAACTTTATCCGGTTTAGTTGCGCCTGCATCGTCCATGATGACGAAGTTTTGATCTGTGTAAGGATTGGCAAATTTTGAATTCATAGGGATACTGCACATAGAACGCTCAACGTTGAATGTTGATGCCAACATGGTTATAATTGCTTCACAAAGCTGAGATTTCCCAACACCAGCTACGCCTCCAATGGCAATCAAAATGGCCGGTTTCTGTATAGTCCCTGCTTGTAAATAAGCGTCCAACTCCAGTGATTTTCTTTGAATCTTCCCATCTGGCAACAGCCCTGCATTTCTGCATGAATTCAAATAAGTGTGATAGTCAGCCTGAACTTCCCTCAACGAACATCCCTCGTACTGTCTTGTTTTTGTCAAGGCAGATACGGCAATTCCATCCAATTTGTCCAAATGTGTTTTAAATCGATATGCCTGAATTTGATATGTTATTGGCTCGAGAATCCCATCTCCTGAAAACAATTTCGTGATGAAGTCAACCCCAGCAAAAGTCAATTGGCTAACCATATCAAGAAATGTTGTGCCAGAAAAGTGCCTTACAAGTGCTTGTGTGGCGGGAATATTCAAATTTCTCCCAGCTACGGAAGCTATCAACACAAGCGCCAATGCGGAAAACAATGTATTAAGCGGCTTCGCAAACTGTGATTTAGTCAAAATTTTCCATAAATCACTTCCTGAAAATGACGCTGCTGAATAATCAATTGCATAGGCTTCTTCTGGAATCAAAGGGCAAATAGTAGACATGAACCGACAAAACAATTTGTACGTCCAATGGGACTTGCTGACATCTTTTATGCCACACATTCCCATAATTTTACGCTTCCACGAGGCAGGCATAAAATTAAACAAAACTCTCCAATGACACCGCTTTACTTGAGAGCGCATGTAAGACCAGACGATTCCAAAAACTATCTCTGGCTTAGGTGCTCTAGCAGCATTGACAACCATGGTAGTCAGCGTTACCAAGTCAATGCCCTCCATGTTTTCTCTGACGGCTGATTTGCCAACATGCAATCCGATCAAATACCAAGTGAATGCTCCCGCAGATGGAATCATCAACTTGACACCAGTTGTTAGCAATTTTTGCACCAACACTCCAGCTCCGTGAGCAACAATATCAACGGCTGAACTTGCTGCCCTATACTCAATAATCTTCTTGTTGATGCGACATCTCTCCTTCTTCCGGTCCTTGTTCTTTCCTCGTTTCTTTTTGTAGTGTGTATCCTCCTTGTCTTCAATGACACCGTAAGAAGGTTTTACAACAACCACGGGTTCCACAATCGAGATGTTTTCACACTTTTTCCTCAAAGCACTAACATCTATTTTCTTTTTGCGACCGTACCCCCATAACAACAAATCCATATCGTCCAACTGCTCAAAAATTCCCAAAGCAGCAGAATTGACACTTCTCCAATGGCGGTCCTGCAAAACGAAATAAAACATCCTGTCTCCCTCGAGCACAACGTTCCTCTTCTTTCTCCCACACTCAAACACATCAATGACACATGAACAACCAACAAATGATACGAAATTCCGAACAGCGGCAACAGTCCAAGCAGAATCCTCAATAGAATCTCTGATATACCGATTTCCATCATACCAATATGTGTGGGCCAAGTTGCAAAAAACTTCAATTTCTTCTAGCCCAAAATGTTGCAAAAGCATCACAGTACCACATGATTTAGGCACTGGCCCAAACCCGAACTCTCCGAAAAAATCCTCTGGAATTGTTTCAAACATCGACAATGCCTCAAGAACCCCAGGGTTCTGCAATGACCAATGATTATTATTCAAATACACAACCGATGGTCTCTTAATCCCTGATAAAGCATAAAAATCTTCATTGAAAATGGCATTATATGCGTTGCAGTACATTGCCAAGTCTTCATTACCTGCTCTGTACAAGACAAAACAAGATATCCGACAGTATTCAATAACCGAAACAATTCCCTCAATCGTCCACGCATCACTCTCGCGAAACTCTCGAACCAACACGTTTCTACCAAGTGAGCACCTCATGAAATACGGCCTACTTGATTCAAGTGCCTGACAAATGTCAAACGCTGTCATCCCAAGAGACAATAGTACACTTGTGCCACAAGAACTGGGCAAAAACTGTTCATTTTTATGGATTTTTAAATTATTTTCATTTTTATGGTTTTTTGATTTTTCTTTATTATTTTGAATTTTGTGTTGTGCGAGTCTATTTTTTTGAAGCAAGGGCCAAACTCTAAACCCAAGCTCGACTTGACTGACCTCTCCTTTCACAGAGTGCCCCTACGCGTCAAGAACGTCGTACAGTTTCAGTGACTAGGCACCTAGGTAAGTACATGCTCGCGCACCCCTTAGACCGAAAAGATCGCACGCGTTCACGCCTCAACAGCGCTACTTCAGTCGCAGATCGGTCCGTCGCCGTGCCAGATCACTTCCCGTGACACACAGACGGAAGCTCTTGGTCGCCAGCATTTTGGATAAAGGCCCATCAACCTTTATGTATCCTCATCACAAATGTTGGAACCCCTTCAAAAGGCAATTAATCCTCATCACAAATGACAAATATACTTCACAATGGCTAAGGCCTCAAGCAAAACACAGGCGAACAGAAATAAACATATAAAAACAAGCGAAATAATACTAACATAATAATACACCAACACAAAAATATGGTCATTACAATAATCAACCTTCACTTCAACTTCCGATGGTGAAAACGAGATTTACTGCACTCATTCTCAATTGCAGGTTGAAAAAGAGATTTACTGCACTCAAATTCAATTGCAGCCCAAAATTTTAATGGCATGGATAATGGAGAAACCACGGTTGAACAAAAGATAACTTGCTAGTCTCGGCTAGTCTCACG